TGTTTCGCGACGGCTGCGACGTTGATCGCACCCGCGATGTTGGTCTCGATGTCCAGATGCCACTTGTCCGGGTCCTTGTAGGAGGCGGCGCAGTGGATGATGACTTCGGGCTCCGCTTGATTTGCAAAGTCGTAGAAATACTTGCGAGCGGCAATGTCTTCCTGCATAAAGGAATCACTAGCCCAGATCAGCGGATCGAGATTCTCCTGACGCCCTGTAAGGAAGTTGTCGATCCCATAGACAAGATGACCACCGTCTGCGAGCGCGTCAGCGACGCTGCTCCCAATGAACCCCGCCGCTCCGGTGATGAGAATCCTCAAGAGAAACCGCCTGGCCAGTCGTCGGGCACGGTGGGATCATCGCGTCGTGGTCGGATGCCCCTGGCTCCGTAGGACTCCACGTAATAGGGGTCCTTCCAGTCACCCGAGGCGAGATTGCGAATACAGGGCGTGCGCACCCGCGTCCAGGTGTAGCCCAGTTGTTGCACGCGAGCAGAGAAGAAGGAGTCCTCCGAGTAGCCGTCTCCCACCTCCTGGCGGATCTGCGGCCACGGCCTCTCGTCGTAGCGCAGACCCTTGTCCCACAACTCCCGGCGGATCACGCAGTTGCCGCCCGTGTTGCGGGCGTACTCGTCTTCGGCGTCCGTGCGCAGCCCCACCTGCCCGACCTTCTCCGGCGAGAACTGGTGCTGGATCTCCTCACACCAGCCAGGGAGGTACTCCATGTCGTTGTCCGAGCGATGAAGATGAGTCTGCTCGTAGGGGGGCCGCAGCACCCAACCCGCGTTGCAGGCGTGACCTGGGTAGCGGTTCTCCTCTAGCGCAAGCAGAGGATGCCCCTGCTCACGCAACCAGTCCTGGGTTCCGTCCGTGGAAGCATTGTCCACCACGTAGTACGTGTACGGCAGCGTCACCGTCTCCAGATAGGACTCGATCGTCCGCTTCGTGAGTTCTAGGCGGTTGTAGGTGATGAAGACGGTATGGAGCTTCATGTCACGTCCGCGAAAAGACTTTGCTGCTGCAACCGCCGCGCAGCGAGTTCCAGGTAGGACTCGTTCAGGTCGATCCCCACCGCGTGCCGACCGAGCTTGCGGGCGACGTGGGCGACAGTGCCTGAGCCGATGAAGGGGTCGAGAACGGTGCCGTTCTCAGGGCAGCCCGCCGCAATACATCGCCGCGCCAGTTCCTCGGGGAAGGTCGCGAAATGGGCCTCGGGGTAGGGCTGGGTGGCGATCTCCCAGACGGAGCGGATGTTGCGGCCGCGAATAGCTGCGCCTACGTCCTCGTTCCACCGCTCGTTGAAGCCCGAGTAGGTGTCCCCGCGACCGCCAGGGCGTGATTCCCCAGTGAGCTCCTGCTTCGACTTCGGCTTGATCCAGCTGGCGGCGCTTTGGGACCCCTCGTGCTTCCCGTTCGTCTGGTCGCCCCATCGCTCCCACTGAGCCGCTTCCCGCACCGCCTCCTGATCGAAGAAGTACCGCGGCTGCTTCGAGAGCAGGAAGACGTACTCGTGCGCCTTGGTCGGGCGGTCGGTCACCGACTCGGGCATCGGGTTCGGCTTCGCCCAGATAATGTCCGAGCGCAGAATCCACCCGTCATCCTGTAGCGCGAACGCCACTCGCCACGGCATCCCCATGAGGTTCTTCTGCGCAAGTTGCCGCTGCTGACCCTGCCAGCGATTCGTAGGGCCGCGCTCGTCGATGACTTGTGGCTCTGGCGACGAGCCGTTCCAGCCACCATGTGAGCCGTCAAGACGCGAGTTGTACGTGTCTCCCAGGTTCAGCCACACCGTCCCGTGCGCAGCCAGCACCCGGCGCACCTCCCGGAACACCTCGACCATGCGGGTGACGTACTCCTCGGGGGTGGGTTCGAGGCCGAGTTGTCCGTCGACGCGATGCGCTCCGCACTTCGGACAGGTCGCTTTCGGTGTGGCGTCGCGGTACGTCCACGAGGTCAGGTTCGACCCGGCGTACTCGTCATCGACACCCTCACCGCGCCCATTCGTGAACTTCCGCGCCTCGCCCTGGACGGTGTGATCGCACTCGGCGTCACCGCCCTCCCACTTGGCCGTCCCGTAGTCGCGCAAGCCCCAGTAGGGAGGCGAGGTCACGCAGCAGTCGACGGACTCGGCGGGGAGGTCGCGCAGGACTTCGAGCACGTCGCCGTGGTAGAGCGTCACGTCCGCGTCCTGGAGCCAGGGAGTCATCCGAACAACTCCGCCCGGACGCGGTTGTGCGTCTCCACCTGCCAGCGGCGGTCGCGCCAGCCTTTCTTGTGCTTGGAGTTGGGATTGACCCAGTAGCGATAGACGGCATCTGGCACCTTGACTATCTGCGCCCCCGCCTTCCACGCCTTCGCCCACAGTGACCAGTCCTCGAAGCCGTGCGGATAGTCCGAGAAGCCGCCCACCTCGAGGAAGAGGTCCCGGCGGATGAGCGTTCCCAACACCAGCCAGTTGTCATCAGAGAGAGGGATGCCCCGGTCGAAGAAGACGGGATTGCCGCGCACCGAGCCCTTGTGGCGTAGAAGCTGAACGGCGGGCGTGAGCAGAGCGGGGCCGTCTCCCGCCTGCTCAACCGCCCGCCCCATCGCGTCGAGGTAACCCGGCGCGAGCTCATCATCGGCGTCCAGGAAGCACAGCCACTCGCCTCTGGCCGTTGCGCCCATCTCGTTGCGCACGGACGCGATGGTTCCTTCGGGGTCGTGAAAGCAGGCCACGTCCTCTGCCTGAGAGCGAGCGGAGGGGAAGGCGCGGCTCCAGGCGAGATCGCGCCACTCGTCCTCTCCGTAGGTTGCGATGAGGACGCTAATCGAGGACATGCTCTTCCAGCCGACACACAGAATCGTTCATGTCGCGCAGGCCTTCTTCCAGCGTTTCCGCCAGCCAGTCGAGGTCCTCTTCTGCCTGCAGCGCGGAGTGGAAGTGGGAGACGAGATCGCGCACGTTGCGCGCGTGCGCCAGTTGCAGTTGCTCTATCTCCAGGCGCAATCTTTCTATCTCGCCCTGCTTGCGGCGGCGCTGCTCGTCCAAGTACAGCACCAGGTCGTAGTTTCCGGAGAGGCGGCGGAAGAGGCTCACTCGCAACACGATATCACGATGCCGCGAGTCTTTTCGCCTCACGTCGCGCGCGGCTTCTCTCGGCGGCGGTGAGGGGGATGTGGATCCCCATGCGGCGGCAGTACAGGCGGTAGTCCTGGCCGGTGTTGCGCATCGCCTTCACGTAGGTGGTGTCCGAGGGCGCGAGCTTCCAGTGGGGATGCAGGTGCTCCACGATCGAGGCCTTGCAGTACGCCCATACGCCTCTTCTCTTGGCGGTCATGCAGAACTCCATGTCCACGTACTGGTGGTCGTATTCCTCGCAGAAAACGCGCCCGGAGCCGTCGTGGGTGCCTCCCTGCTCCTCGATGTACGCCCGGGAGAAGAAAACGTGCGTAGCGTGGATCCCGCGGCGCACCTGCGCGTTATGGAGGTCATTCGTCCCGATCACGTCCTTTTTGCGCGCCTGCGCGAGCGCGAGCGCCTTCGTGTCCCATCCGGGCGAAAAACGGACGTCATCGGCCGCCTGGAAGCACCAGTCGCCCTCGGTCATCGAAAATCCCCAGTTGATCTTCTTCGCGAAGTCTCCACGGCCCGCGGGCCAGCCCACGACCTCGGTATCGCGCCCGGAGGCCCTACAGGCCGCTATTTGCTCTTTGTCGCCCGGAGAGCACAAAAAGAGGACTCTGTGCGGCGTTACGGTGACGGAGAGGCTCTCGAGCAGCGGTTCGACGTTATGGGGACGGCCTAGAACGGGAATGAGGATGTCTAGCCCCATATCTGTCGTGCCATCTCGCGAATCTCGCTCAGGGTGAAGCGCTCGAGCCAGTAGTTGTGAAACTGCGTTCTCACGACTACATCGCCGCGCCGGCACTCCGGGCACAGCGCGGAGGTGTCTCGGTTACGGTAGGCGATGGATCTGAGCCCCTTGCAGCTAGGGCAGCGAATGACCTCTAGCGGCTCCTTCGAGGCTTGAACGAGCTCCAGGTTCTGGCCGGTGCGCTCGTTTGCGGGCGCAGCCAGTTCATGCACTGGGACCACGCATCCACGTCGTCGTCGTATTTCCCGTTGGGGAACATCGCACAGGAATCGATGAAGTCTGTAACGAAGGCCGGACAGCGGCGCTCATCGGGGAGCGAGAACTCATCGGAGCCCTCCCTGTAGCCGGGGAGGAAGCAGTTGCCACTCTCGAGGTCGGAGGCGGCTGCTTCCGCGCGAATAACCTTGTCTCCGTCGGCCCCGCGGGAGATCTTCACCACACCCGTGATCTCGCGCTTGAGCGTCTCGATCAACTCCACTCCGTAGGCCGCGTTCTCGATGATGACGTTGTGGCGGGCAAAGGGGAACATCTTGCGCACGTAGCGGCTCATGTCCTTGATCGCGCGCTGCGCCTGGTTGAAGTTCATGTGGTCCTTGCGCAGATCGAGCAGGTAGCGGTCCGCGCCTCTAATACCCCACGCCTGGATCGCTATCAGGTCGTTCGACTCCTTGTCCTTCTGCGGGGTGTCGACCGAGATCACGACACGCCGAAATCCGGGCCTGCGGTCCTTGAGGACGTCCTTGGTGAAGAGATCGGGGTGGTAGAAGCGCCACCAGTGCCTTTTCAGGATCTCTCCCTCTCTGGCGGCGGGACGCTGTTGCATCTGGCCTGCAACGCGGTGAGAGAGCATGTCCTTGGCAAGAGCGTCAGAAGTTCCTTGATTGCGGAACTCGGGCCATAGGAGATCCCCTTCCCCGCGCGGATCTCGGACATAAGCGAAAGGATGCGAGCGTTCGTAGCGCTCGGGGAGGCAGAGGACTTCATAGTGCTCCTTTTCTAGAAGATGACCGGCCAGATCGTTCTGGTGCAGGCGTTGCATCACGATCACGCGCGCAAAGTCGTTTCCGATGCCTCGGGAGGACATCGTGGAGTCCCACCAGCGGTTGGTGGACTCGAGGACGGCTCTCGAGGTCGCTTCCGCGTCATCGGGTTTGATTGGGTCATCCACGATGATGCGGTGGCCGTGCAGGCCCGTTACCTTGCCCTCGGGGCTCACCGAGAGCCTTGTCCCGGCCCGGTCGTTGGAAAACTGGAGCAGGGACTTCGTTTGCAGCTCGAAGCGGTCGCCCCAGCGCGCCTGGTACCAGTCGGAGGTGATGAGGCTCCGAGACCAGGAGGAAATGATCCCCGCCAGCGGCTCCGAGTAGGACGCACATATATATCGCGTCTTCGGAGAGTGCGTCCACTCCCACGCCGGCCACAGGACGCTCACGATCATCGTCTTCATCGATACCGGCGGCACCCACACCTGCAGGCGCGTTATCTCGCCCCGGGAGACCGCATCGAGGTGCTCTGCGAGCGCGTCGATGTGCCAGTTGTGGATATAGGAGTCCTCGGGCTTGAGAGCGGGCCAGGCGGCCGGGATGAACTCCGCAAACGACTCCGAGAGCAGTTGCGCCTCCTCCTGGAAGCGCTTGATCTCGATCGCACGCTCTAGAGCGCGATCGACCAGTTCCTCACTGATCGATGACAGGGAGTTCCTTCATTCTCGCGGCATCGCGGGCGTTCTTGAGCTCCAGCAGCTTCTCCAGCGGCAATTCCCCGAAGAACACCTGTAGTTGCTCCACATTCACGGGTCCCTGGGTGACTTGCGGCCTCAGATAGCCGAAATCCTCGGAATAGGCGGCCAGGATCTTCTCCTGAGCGCGCACATTGCCCTCTTTCGCACTTTTCACGAGCGCGGTGAACACGTCATCGACCAAGGCGCTCTTGAACTCGCCGCCGGGGGCCATGATCCGGTCGTACGCCTCCGAGAAGTCCTTGTCGTAGTTGGCGGCGTCGGGATTTCGGCGGGCTCGGTACCACGTTCGGGTTCTGCCCGTCTCCTTGACCGCCTCCGAGGGCGTCATCCCCTCCGAGAGGCGCTCCAGGAACTTCGCCTTCGCCTGCTTGTCGGTCAGCCCCGCTCCGAGCACGTTCTGCTTCTTGAGATCCTCAAGGCGGTCAGCAAGATCGCTCATGCCGGGAAGATTAGCCTCGGTCGCGGAGGTAGTCCCAGTAGCGCAGCTTCGCCCAGGCGAGAAGGAGGGGGATTCCCACACAGAACCCGCTCAGACCGAGCAGCGTTCTCATGCCGCCCAGCCGAGGAAGAAATAGAGCCCCACGAACACCGCAAGCAGCCAGAAGAGCCCGAGCACGATCTCGGCCTTCACGACAGCGCCTCTTCGAGAGCAGCGAGGGCGGGTTCGACAGTCGCGTGACAGATACAACCTCCTCCGTCGATGACCTTCAGCCGCTCCGCCGCCTCCACCACCGCCACGATCTGCGGGAGGGCGCGGAGGATGATGTGCTCGCTGAGGTTCGCGTCCAGCCCCTTCAGCTTCTCACTCGCGCTCATGCCTCCCCCTCTATCTCAGCGAGCGCCACGCGGGCCACGTCGTAGAACCTGCCCGTGCGAGCCTCTGGCGTTCCACGCATGTCGCGTATCTCCCGCAGCGCCGAGAGTGCCGTGTCCGCAACAGCCTTGTGGTGGCGGATCCAGTCTTCCAACTCGTCCCTCTCAGCCTTCACCCGCTCAAGCTCGGCCTCGGCTGCTTCGGCCACACCCTTCCAGTGAACCGCCAGCGCTGACGCACGCTCCCAGTCGGCTTCCGAGAGCGACTGTCCCACACGGCGCGGGTCGCGTAGCCGCTCTAACTCAGCAGCGAGGGAGTCGAGGGCGGCTTCCGCCCGCGTTCCGTCCGCAGTGTCCGGCCAGTAGCGCAGCACCTCCCGCACCGTCGCCAGGAGTGCGGCGGTGTCGGTGGTCACGAGCGTCCCCGGCGGCATCTTCCCGCAGTAAGGACATGGCCCCGAGTGAAGCCCGCCGTGCGTCTGGCAGCCCACGACCTTCACTGCCCAGCCCCCGGCCGCCGCGCAATCCTCGCCGCCCGAAGTTCGGCAGCGATGGCGAAGGTGGCGAATGAAATTGCCTTCAGATGGTCGGTTTCCTCGAAGGAGTCCGCCGCCGTCTCGGCCATCTCATCAGCCAGGCGATAGAACTTCTCCGCCTCAGCGTCCGCCGCTCGCACGCGGTCGATCCAGGTGTCGCTCATACGGGATACCCGCAACGAGGACACGGATTCGCCTTCGAGCGAGAGCGGTGGCGATTCGCCATCCCGCACATGCTG